TTGTATTTGAAGTTGCCTTTCAGATGGTCAACAAAATCCTTTTTGACTTTATACATATGTCACCTCAAATTGTAGACGGGGTATTCACAAAGTTAGGCAGGGCATTTAGGAGGGATGGACTAATCCATGCGGAGTCATAGGTTCGGTTCGTATTCCCTTCGCTATGCCCGGTTTCTCCCTCTGCCCCTATCTTTGAGTATATATTGTTGCACATCATAGCCAATGTGCTCACATAATTGCTCAAAAGTTTTGCCCTTTCACTTTCTGAATAATGATTTGGAATATGGCATTGTTTGACGGCATACTCTAACACAAAATCAACGATAGATACGGGGTATATCTCGATATCCTCATCAGTTTCTTTAAGATAGGCTAATGCCTTTCGTGTTACAGCCACCGCTAATTCACTCATGCTTGCCATATGTCACCTCAAAGCCCGAATTTTTCTATGAGCAACTTCTTTAACTCTCCACCCGTAAGTTCCTCCGGGTTTTCTACACCATTATCAGCGGCTATCTCTCTCAATTTTGCCGCTTTCATGGACATTATGTCTGTCTTGGTGTATTCAACCTTGGCAGGTTCCTCTGCATGAGGTTCCTCTACAACGGTTTCTACTTCTACGGGTTTCTGTACAGGCGTATCAGCAGGAGAGGGGATTTCCTCTCCTGCACGATAATAAATGCCGTTTATCTTCATAGTGTGAGTTGCTATCATGTTGAACTCCTTTTATTAAGCCACCTTCATTACGAATACGCTATCCATGTTCTCATAAGAAGGAAGTACAATCTCGGACACAACACAATGGGTATTCACGGGATGATTTGTCAGATAAGTGTAGATTGCTACACCTGTTTCTGTGAGTGCGAATGACCCATCAAGGAGATTAGCAGACCTCTCTTCGGGAGTAGTACCATACCATACAGTACCAAGCTGCATGACATTACCTGCCACAGCGGAAACCACTCCATCAGGAACGAAAGTTGCACTCGTTCCATCTGCCTCCTTGAACATCTGATTGTACTCAATAATGGTGATGCCGTACCTCTCAACAAGCCTTGCCTTTGCTTCAGCCCCGGTCAGTATCATGCCCTCATTGTAAGCATTGAGTCCAAGGAGTTGCTTTCTTGTATCCTCTGCTTTAAGGAACAGACCCCATGTCTTACTGTTCATAACGAACTGTGTGAGAACTTCGCCTGTATTCTGCTTGTGTTGCTCAATAACATCGAGCAGATCCTGAATAGGAGTAGCGGTTGCAGATGCATCCCACTTATCAGCCGCAGATTTATTCTCGAAATAGTGAGTAGCCTTATACTCCGCACCGTTATCATTGGTGTAATCCACATAATAGGTGTCCTTACCATCAATCTTGACGGAAATCTTGGGTACACCATCAGCCGGAGCCATCAGTTGCCAAATCATTCTTTCGGGTACTACGATTGCGCCGTTGATAAGATCGAGTGGTGACTTCATAATCTCACGAAGTACCTGATTAGCCATATCGGGGTTGCCCTCCTGATATGAAGCATAATCCTGCTCCTCTTTCTCTGTTACCATATAAGACTCACGATAGAACGGCATCTCATTCTGAATATCAGAAAATCCGATACCATCTCTCAAAGGAGCCTGTGCATCAAAGTTTGATGCTTTCAGAGCAACGGGAAGTCCCTTTGAACCCTTGATGAAACGCAGGTCAAGTCCCTGCTTCTTGTCTGTGCCAAAAAATGCACGACCAAGGAAGGGGGGAAGTCCAAGGCTCTGCTTATAATTATTCCATGCGTATCCTAACGCTCTCGCTGTAAACGCATCTTTAAGTGCAAGTGCCATTTTTATTTACCTCTCTTTCTTTAATCAGCCTACGGGGAGAATGGATGAAGAATAGGAATATCCATAGATTGATACTCTGGGCATAGCCTTGAAAGCATCAGCAGAAATGGTTATTCCGTTCTCTGTCAGTTTATCGGGATCAAGCACACCCTGATAGACATAAGTTCCTGCCGCATCACCCTCGGAAACATCAACATCGTGGAGCAGAACTCCAAGTGCCTTGCTGTCGTTAGAGGGAAAAGGTGTCCCTGCCTTGACAACACCGTTAGTTCCCATCGTGGCAGGTACTACACAAGCCGCACCCTCATAGGGGAAGAACTTGAGGATTGTCTTTTCCTGACCGTACTCATGTGTAATCATTCGTTTTACCTCCATAAATTATTTGTAGTAGTCTATTGCCGCTTTAGCATCCTCGCTTCGAGTGCCAAAGGTCATTGACTCAACATTCGCTACATCAACGGGTTTCTCATCCTCGTCTGATTTGCCAACGCTTGAACCGCCCGGATTGGTGGTATTCTTTGCTATTTTCTTTACCTCATCATTTCTTGCGGCGGTTTCTCTATCTGAAAGAACC